AATCTCCTATGAAAGTTCCAACTTTTTGTAATACTGGCAAACCCGTTTGATACCAAGGTATGATGAATTTTCTAAGGAACATTATCATTATCGGTCTTAATAGGAAACCTATGAAATCTCCAATAGGTCTGAATATAAGCATAATACTAAAGTTTAATAATTTTAATACTTGTTGTAACATTGGAGAAGAACTGATAAGTACACTTGCAACTTTTTTAGTTAATGCTAGTAATCCAACTACTCCTGTAGCAATTATTCCTAATTTTGCTAAATTCTTTCCCATATTGGCGTTAGAACCACCTCCACCAGAAGAACCCCCGCCACTCATACCACCAATAGATTTACCCGTTAATAGAGCAGCTAGACGTTTTTCAAGTTTTCTTATATCTGAATCATCAATTTTAACCTTTAGAATATACTGTTCTGCCATGACAATTTATATATTAATGGTTGATATTTAAGTTTTCCTTGTAGGTATAGATTGGTCACCCATAGGTATTCCTTGCGGTTTACCACCTTTTTTCATGTCTTCAGTCACAGTTGACAGTAATCTTTTCATATATTCTATTTCTTGGGAGTCGACTTTTTCTTTATCCCATCCGAAGTTTTGAGCACAGAATCCGTAGATGCTGTACTTATTTCGTTCATAGTTTCCTGACCAAGATATGTTTCCATCCAATCCGTCAAATAATCTTGAAAAGGGAATTTTCGTGATACTACCTGAATCAATGGTTTTATATTATCATAATCTAAACTATTAATTACAGGTTCATTAATATTAAATGGTGCTTTAACTAAAGCTTTTGTAAGTAATCCCATTCTGAATTTTGATAAACTTAATTTTGGTTGTCCTGTTTCTTCATCAACAGTTGCACATTTATCCATAAGTGATTCAACATCACCAAATGATAAAGATCCTTTTATTGTAAATTCAGTATCTTTTCCATCATATTTTAAAACTACAGTTTCATTATCTATCATGTTACATAGATAAGATTAGGTGTATATAGGTGTTTAGGAACCTTTTGGTTCAGCATTTGTAGTTGCGGTTTGTGCAACTATTACTGCGTTTTTAATTTGCCATGATATATCTTCAAACACAGGTTCATTTGGCTCAAGTCCACTTGTTGAATGTGAGTCAATACCAATACCATCACAAGTGATTTTAATTGTTTTTAGTCCGTTACCTGTTCCTTTGTTTGTAAAGAATAACTCTAATTGTGCATGGGATCTAGTATCATTTGTAGTACCTGAATCTTGTTTAATTTGTTCCATTATGTTAGTTATGAATGATTTATCTTTAAGTGATAATTGGAACTTACCTGTAATGTCAAACAGTTGTCTGTAAGCACCAACTGCGAAATGACTATTCATTCCAAATAATAACTCACTATTTTGACTAAATGATATATCCATACTTTGAATTTCTGTTTGTGTTGCTAATGAATCAGATGTATTTCCTTTCCATTTAAACAAACCGTGTGCAAAAGTATATGGGAAATTCATTAAATCAGTTGCACTAGAAGCTGAAAATGATGCTGTTGGTTGTTGTTCTTTAGCGTATGAAAAGTCAGCACTTGCGTTTACCATGTCGTCAACTGCGGCAGAAATTGATAATGAGTTTAATGTGCAACCGCTTAATTTTCTAGTTAAGTTAGCAGTTTGACCTTGAAATCCCATTTCAAGTGTAGAAGTTCTAACTGTACTATCATTTGCAACTGCGTTATATGTATGAGATGCTGATGCTGAACCTGAACTAGATACTGAAGTTGGAGCTCCAAATAGAAGACCTAAAATCCAAGGAGAACTTAATACGAAATCTACTGATATTGAACCTGTTTGTTTACCATAAGCATAATCTGTTGGTTTGATACTATATAATTCACTAAGAGTTTTTTTACTGTTAGAAATACTAAAACCTGTTATTTTTTGTTGTAAGCCAAATTTTTTCCAAGATGGAGTACCGTAGGGAGTTCCAAACGCTGAAGCTGGATTATCAAAATCCCATTGTAAATACGAATTAGCACCTGTGCGAACCATAACTAATCCTTTTTAAAGGTTCTTTGTATTTAAATATTACCTATGGGTTGAGATACATGGCATCACAACTTATAGTATATCTATATAAGTTACGATATTCTTCGTTAACTGAAGTAATTCCATTTGGTAATATACGCACATAATTCCTATTATTAATATTCAATAATACGTTTTCCTTAATTATTCTCATTGTTTCATCAACTAGTTGTAGTACACGGGCTTCACTAGCACTTGTTCTTATATCCAATGTTAATGATACATCGTGAAGCCAATCCCAAGTAGGATTACCTGCACTATCAGTATATTGTAAACTGAATATATCAGCACTTTCAGAATCTAAACTTACTATGATCTGATCATATATTCTAGCACCTACCCCTACTGCTTTAATTTCCCATTGTTTGTCTATCTTAGGCTTTGCTCCACCGCTTGATTTCCACTTGCTTCCAATTAATGATACAATGTCGGTTACAAAGTCAAGACCTGCTATTCCTGCCATTATCTATATTTCCTCACTTTTTTATATGCCCTATCAACCTTATTAAGATTTTTTTTGTTAATTATCTTTTTAAGTTTTCTATTAATCTTCTTTAATGTCTTTTTTTGAGAGGCTTTTAAGTTCTTTAACTTCTTTGAAAGTCTAGCAAATCCATTAGGTGCTTTAGGTTTAAATTTGAACATTTTTCTTTTGGATGGTACAGAATTGCCTCTTATGAAATTTCTAATTGCTTTTTTTACAAACCTTCTTGGTTTAATACCATTAGCCTGAATCTTTCTTAGTATTTTCCATGTTACAGATAGGTTCTCATCTTCATCTGTTATTCCCAATTTATGATATACCCATATAGCTAGTGCATCAAAATTAACCCAATTTCCCGGTGGCATACCGTATTCTACAAATTTTACATAGGCACTATCGCTTACAACGTGTTTATAACCTTGGATTTCCTCAACACTAAATGAACCAGAAAGGTCTTTCATAAAATTTATTTTTCCATGTCGAGTTCCATCTGGACTTTCTAAACCCCATTGTATTTGTGACATTAAATCATTTGCAATATCATCTGTTAACCTATCAAGTTCTGCAAGGTTAATAGATGATATATTTGATACTGCGTTTAGAGGTGATTTAAATGCCATATTACCAAGTAGAAGTTATTTCGCTTCTGCTCCATATTATTTGATCAATTTCAGTTTGCCATCTATCCATTACTTTATTTTTATCAATGTTACCTTCCCCACCATAAGCAATTTGTGACATTTGGAAATCAGTTGACAATATATCAAGACAGGTCATTAGTTTACAGGCTTTTTGAATATCTCTTGGTATTGGTTCTGTAACGTCTTTAATGCTCTCATTATCTCCCCCGTATCTGTAAGTTACTCTAAATCTATTTGTTCTAAGTATTGTGAACAGGTAGCCTCTTAGATAAATAACACCCTTAATTTCTTGAAAATATATAACTTGGTCATCACCTGTACCGGAGGGTGTTTGATCTGACCATTGACCACCATCCCAAATTTCAAACTTGTCTCCCTTTGTAGAATCAAAAGTTTTAAGATTTCTCTTTCTTGGGAACAATGGCATACCTCTACCCCAATCATATAACTTGTTTACACTAAATTCTTCTGTTACAAGTTTATCTGTAAGCCATGTATGACCTGTTAATCTGTCAATTCTATCCTCGTTATCCATTATGTTTTCATTGACCATTGAAGTATTTGGATCAGTATTAGGGTTAATAGCAATTCTAAGCCAATCTGCTATATTAGAAGATGTGCAATATGTTGGTGTTCTAACCATATATAAGCGTTGAGTTAATGATATTTAAATTATTCGTACAGTATGTTTAAACTTACAGTACCGGTAACTACACAATATAACTTTGTAAATGATAACTGTAAATCACTATGAACCCCTGTTCCTGCTGTAAGTCTATATATTTCTGGATCAGTTGCGGCAGTTCCATTGTAAAATATAACACTACCTGATGCTGTTGTTGCTGGAATTATTGCTTGTAATTTACCTTTTCTATTTATGATAGTTGAAGTAGCGGTTAATAATTTACGAGCATTTCTTGCCATTATATAAAGTATAAAAAAGAATGTTATATAAGGTTTCCCTTATACACCACGAATTATAACGGTCATGGTACAAACGGTGTTTACTGCTACGTTTGCACTTGTAGTTCTTATTCTACCATTGATTTTTGCTGTAGCTGCATCTGATAAAGCTGCCTCTACGAACTGATAGGTATTTAATGCAAAGTCATTAGTTTGTTCAATAATACATGAATAGACTTGTTTAAAGCCTACTTGTGTAAAATTACAAGTAACTAATCCAGCTGCACTAAAATTACCATTTCCAGTAATTGCAATATCACAAACCATTTCTTTTTCTACGCCTACTCCACCCGGTTTAATGGTATGGGATCTATCTGCACTTAAATGCGAATATTTAGCGTTTGTTGTTATAGTTACTGCCATATTAACTATTTTTAATACTAATATTATATAAATATTATTATATTTAGATATATAATTCTTATACTATATGGAAAAATTTTTAAAATCAAATAAAAAAAATAAAAAAAGTTCTAGTTTTCCTAGATTCCTGAAGCAATATCTCTAATCTTGGCTTGTGCTTTAAAGTTTCTACAGGTTGTTTCTCCCAACATATTGTACAAAGCTCTGTCTGTAAAGGCTTCGTTAATGAATGGGTAACCTTGTTGTCTCTTTCCTGCTTCGTAATAAACGATTGGTTTGAGTATTTGCATACCTAACAATGGCTTATTTGGAGCATTTTTATCTGCACTTGTATTTAGGATGTATAAGTTATCTACTTGACCAGCTGCTGATCCACCAATATCCTTTGAAGGAATGAATGGTAGTCCATATATCGTGGATATATGTAATCCTGCACCTGTTCCAGTAAATGTATCTACACCATTTACGCCAACACTAAATTCTGTTCTCAAGTCTGCTGTGTTTTGGATACGATAAGCGTTCATGTAGATTGATTGAACTTCGGAGTATGTGTCCTGTCCACCAATCATTACAGTTGGCTCTTTTCCAGCTGCGATTCTAATCTCTGCAAGTGTTTCTCTTAATACAGCATCCGTTAAAACGTCTTTTGTACCTAGAGTACCTGATGGAGATTTCACAGTTGAGTCGTGTACGGTAGCACCGTTTCTTTGAACACCTGCACCGTTAGCTGCGAACCAAGGTGTGTATAGTGATGTTACATTTGCGTGTGCTTCGTGATTTTGTTCTGCGGAAGCAGATACAATCACATCTAAAGATTCAAGGTTGAGTTCTTCTAATGCGTGAGTTGCAACTACGTCAGTAGGTTTGTTTGCTAACATTAAATTTACTCTTTCTTTGAATTGATCACTTGCGTAAACTCTTTGTTGTGCGAGTGAACCATAGTTATCATCTCTAGAATTGTCGACTAATTGTTCCAATAACTCAGAAGCTTCGAATACATATTGTAGAGTCTTTGGTTTGACAGTAATCTCTTGTACTACAGGTTTAATTGCAGCTGCGATTTGACCACCTTCAATAGTTCCACCTTTTCCGTCTATTTTACCTGCAACAGCGGTAAGTTCTGGAGCTTTTGATTTGAAGATACGCCAACCGGAGAAATCCCAAACGTACTTTGGTAGAGCTGCAAAGATATTTGCCTCCATATTGAAGTTAGCCCATGCCATAGCACCGAATAGTGGGTTATAGTTACCACCTGCACCGGGATCGGTTGTACTGAAACCTGCTTTCATAATCTCATCAGGGGTTCTATTATAGGTATAATTAACTAGTTCATCAATAGAACGTAGTCCTAGATAGGTAGACATTATTAGTATCCACCCGGTAGTCCGTTGCCGAACTCTCCTGATTCTAGTTTGTTATATGCTATAACTAGTGCATCTTCTGCACTTGAAGTTTGACCATTCCAACCGCTAGAAATAGCTTTAAGGATTTGGTATCCTGTTGGTATAGATTGTGCTTCGTCACCCATTCTTGATTTTAAAAGTGGTCTGACTGTTTTTACAATTTCGTATTCAGAACTGTCAGATTTTTTAACATCTTCTTTGTCTTCATCTTTATCATCCTCTTTCTCAATTTTCTCTTTTTTATCTTCTTCTTCTTCTTCGTCAGCTTTACCCATAGTTAAACTAGGAGCATCTGTTGCTGGTTTTTCACCTTTTTGAGGTGGAACAATGGAAGCTTGATCTTTAGGAGATGGTGCATAAGTGTTTCCTAATTTATCAGGATCACCAACGTCAGTTGGGCTTGATACTTTTGGAACTTGTGTGTCGTCTTCTACACCTTGATCAACTGGATTTTTATTCTGCTCTTTAATCAAAGACTCAAGACCATCAAATCGTTTCTCGAAAGAGTCGATTCTAGATTCTTGTGATTTGACTAATTGTGCAAGAATAGATGTGACTGAAGTGTCATCTGATTTTTGAACTTCAGAAACTTGTTCTGTTGTTTCTAATTCTGTAGTCATGTTGTACTATAACAATTTTTTTATAGTATATAAATATAATTGTTAAAATT